TACAACTATCAAAGGAGCCTTGATGGATCCTGAGTTGGAAGAATTGCCAACTGACTACCTGCGTGGTCTGGACTTCCGTATCACCAAAGGCTCCAAAGGCGGCTTTGCTGACTATAACGGTTCCAAGTGGGCACGTAAGGAGTCAGCACTGACCGAAGCAGAACAGGCCGCAGTTGATGCACATGGCTTGTTTGACTTGAGCACATTCTTGCCCAAGAAGCCCACAGACGTTGAATTGAAAGTGATCAAAGAGATGTTTGAAGCATCAGTTGATGGACAACCATACGACACAGAGCGTTGGGGACAATACTTCCGTCCTGCTGGTGTGCAAGCACCTGCTGGTTCGGCAGCACCGGCAATGACAGTAGACGGTCATGGTGATGTGCATGAAGTAGCGGCAAAGCCTGCACTCAAAGTAGCGGCTCCGGTCAGCGACTTTGATGAAGATGATGCGCCAGCACCAACTGCTCCAGTGGCAAAACCTGCCGGTAGTGGGCAAAAGGCCGAAGACATTTTGGCCATGATCCGCGCTAGACAGCAGAAGTAATGAAAACAGCTCTGGACACAGAGCTGTTTCCTGATCTATGTGAAGTGGTAGCAATGCCACTTCACAATCAATGGGTCTACCTAGTTCAAAAAAACGGAAACAGCAGTTTGAGAGAACAACAGGCAAAAGACAATCTTGCCATGTTTACCAACGAAGAGATCTCGGCGCTTGATTATGTGGATGTGTACATACGCAATCCTCGAGAAAGATATATCAGTGGAGTAAACACCTATCTACAGCATCTTCAACGAGATTATCCTGAATTAGATTATTCCACAACATTTTGGTTTGCTAAAAGATACAAATTTTTAAACACACACTACTTGCCACAGTTTCACTGGTTGGCAAATCTTGCTCGTTACCTACGTAGCGACACAAAAATACGCTTTAGAAACTTCAATGACTTTGGTGCAATAACTAGATTTAAGTTTCACGCTGATGTTGTTCCACCCACACAGGATTTTGTCAATCGTTTGCTGACGGACAACAACGATATTGAGTTGTGGTTGTATTTGGATCAAATACTTTTGGAGTTAGCAGGTAAAGAATTTACCTGGACCGAACTCTTAGACTATTATCAAAAAAATTATAAAAATATCATAGAACATGTATTGCCCAAGACTTGATCACTTTGTGAGATTCAATCCCAATGGCACAGTGAGTCGATGCGGTCATATGGTCAATGCACCACAATTTAACTCACTGAATGAAATGGATACCAGTGAGTGGCTGGACACAATCAAAAGCGTTGATAGGCCAAAAGAATGCATACGTTGCCAGCAAACAGAATCTATCAATGCAACCAGTATACGACTTAATGCAATTGAATTTGATCAACAACAAACAAAAACTGATTATCTAATTGTTGGCGGGGTACTAGACAACGTGTGTAATAGTGCTTGTCTAACCTGCAACGAACAACTCAGTACAAAAATTGGCAGCTTAAAAAGCAAGACATATCCTATTGTGAACAATAGCAATGCATTTTGGAATTTACCTCTAGACCGTGTGATCCAGTTAGACATCAATGGTGGCGAACCCAGTGCTAGTAAGAATTATAAATATATACTTGCCAATCTTCCAAACAGTATTACCAGTGTTAGGCTCAATACCAATTGTTCAACAGTGCTGACAGAATTAGAAAAACTAATTGCACGTGGAATAAAAGTAACCGTGACAGTGAGTCTAGATGGAATTGGTGCAGTACATGATTGTGTGCGTTGGCCTATCAAATGGGATCTGTTTTATAAAAATTTAATGTCGTACAAATCCATGGGACTGCATGAATTAAATACCTGGACAACAGTTAGTGCATTGAATATAGGGGACTTTGAAAATATCAAACAGTTTGTGGTCGACAACGGCTTACTACACAGTTGGGCGTTACTACAAACCCCTGATCCAATCAACGTCAAATATTCAAACTCAATGACTCAACCATATGCTAGCATCATCCCCAAACAAGTGGCAGTGGACAGAAATAATCAAATTGAGTTAGACGAATTTTTAAAAAATCAAAACAGACTAAGGGGCATAGATGCTTAAACCTTACTACGAGTTAGAGTGTGAAGAAGTAGACACAATATCAAAAAAAGTTTTGGCTTTTATATCAAGTGAATTGATGTTGGACAAAAAAGGTTGGATCTTCCTAGACACAAAAAAATTATTGTTGGCAGTGCCTGAGTTAATGCAATTTTTTAAAAAATTAAAATTACATCCGATGGAAGCATCGATTACTATACTGTATGACGATTTGCCCACTCATGTTGATACGCTTCCAGTGGTTGCAAAAATAAACATTCCTATTCAAAATACAAAAGGTTGGGTAAATCGTTGGTATCAACTTGACAAGGATGTGTTAAACAACTGTCCTGATATTGTTGATCGGTTAAATTTTACCAAAAAAGATGTGTCAGGTGTCGTTGATAAAATGACTCTGCTTGCAGAACTTCCTGACCAGCCAAAAGCAATTGTGTTTAATTCTGCGTATCCACATTCTGTGAATAAACTCAACCCACTTGAGGTACCTCGAGTTATATTGAGTGTTACATTTTATAACGAACCTTTAGAGTTATTAAAATGAAAATAGCAATCACCGGCGGCACAGCAGGAATAGGGCAGGCCTTGGGCAACGAATACCAAGCACGTGGTCACGAGGTACTGAGTCTAAGCCGCCGCACAGGCCATAACATACGAGTGATACCAAAAATAGCTGACGCAATAGAACCCTGTGACATGTTTATAAACAATGCACAAGCAGGGTATGCACAAACTGAATTGTTGTTTGAAATGGCTCAGCGTTGGGTAGGCAGCGGCAAACACATCATGGTCATCAGTACCATGATGACACAAGATCCAGTGAGTGTATTACCGGGACTTGATATGATGGCCTACAGAATACAAAAAACAACACTAGAACAAGCAGTAAGTCAAATACGAAACAGCCGTCCGGGCATAAAAATTACCCTGGTTCGACCAGGCAACATTGCAACCAGTGTTGATAAAACAGTACCACCTGCGGCAGACGTTGACAATTGGGCTAAATTTCTGATACACACACTAGAAACAGCACAGGCAAATAATTTGATCATACCAGACATCTCTCTAGGGCCACGATACCAATGACACCACGAGACATGTTGACCAATCCATCGTTTTGTCCCATGCCATGGACTGGCTTGATGTACAACTTTGATGGCACCGTCAAAAATTGTATTCGAAGCGCAGGCCCACTTGGCAATATCAAAGATCAACCTATTGAACAAATACTGGTAGGCAACAATCAATCAAGACAACAACAAATTGTCGATTGTCAGCCAGTAGAAACTTGCCAAACTTGTTATGATTTAGAACGAGGCAAAAAAGGATTTGATCATATCAGTGATAGAATTTTTTACATACGTGAACTAAAAAACACGCCAGTCGACACCTATCAAGTTGGCAATTTTGATTTGCAAACTGTTGATGTGCGTTGGACCAACCTTTGTAATTTTGCTTGTGTGTACTGCGGCCCTGAATTTAGTAGTCGATGGAGCGAAGAATTAAAAATCCGCCGTAACATACCCAATCAAGAACAACTAGAAAATTTTAAAAATTACATTTACGATCGTGCTGGTCAGCTCCGACATGTGTATCTAGCAGGCGGTGAGCCATTGCTGATGAAGGAAAATTTAACATTATTAGAAAAATTAGATCCCAATGTAAACATCAGGATAAACACTAACTTGAGCAAGGTTGATACTCGGGTGTTTGAAGCAGTTTGTAAATTTCCAAATGTGCATTGGACAGTGAGCGTGGAAACTCAGGCCCGAGAATTTGAATACATACGGCATGGTGGATCGTGGTTGGACTTTTTGGATAATCTCAAAATTATCAAACAGTTAGATCACAAGATATCATTTAACATGTTGCACTTTTTGTTAAACTACCAATCTATATTTGATTGCGTGGATTTTTTAACAGCACAAGGATTCCATAACAACAGTTTTATAATTGGAGCATTACTGACTCCAGAATACCTAAACATTAGACATCTACCGGAAAATATGTTAAACTCTGTGAAGAACAAATTACAAGACAGGATTAACCAAAAGCCCGGCTATCTACTTGAAGACAGTTATAGAAATATGCTACACTACATTGATATACCGTTTGAAAAAAATATCAAATTATCAATACAAAAAATAGCTGAACTGGATCAACGTAGAGGCATAGACAGCAGAGCAATCTTCAAAGATTTTTATAAACGTTGCGATGATCAATAAACTATATATTTCAACAGTCGAACACAATTGGGGCAAGGCTGATTCGACTCTGCTTGATCACCATAACATTGATACGATTATAAATCAATCTGTTGGGGTAGATTGCCACACGTCCATTGAAGATATATTTTACGAAAACATACATAAGGCATGTGACAATGCACAAGAAATAATACTAGTTGGCCTAGATGAAAATATCCAAACTACCAACGTTAACAACAGTTCGTATGGTAGATTGTTTAATGAACTAGTTAGAAACAAGCATAAAGTTAGAAATTTTGAATTCAACAAAAATTTTAATCAATTGCAAAGAAATAGACAAGTTGATGATGCGGTGTTGTGGAATGTAGGATGTTCTCTAACTGCCGGAGTAGGATTAAAATCAGATCAAGAGAGATGGGGTGCATTGTTGGGAAACAAATTAGACATGCCCGAAATTAACTTGGCCCAAGGCGGGTCATCAATTTGTTGGTCTGCAGATCAAATTCTAAGAGCAGATATTAGACCTGGCGATATTGTAGTTTGGGGACTAACAAACGGTCTTAGAGTTAAAGTATCTAAGAACTGGGAATTTAATAGTGTTACTATAAAAGGATATACCTCTCTGAACAAAGAATATCAGTATTGGAATTTAGACTACTTTGGCAGTCAAACAGAAACATTAAACAGTGTTCATAATATTTTGCAGGTTAATAATTTTTGTAAGAAAATTGGTGCAAAACTTTATCTTGCCAACATGCTTGATATAACTTGGATAGGAGTGGTATTTCAAAATTTTAAAAACTTCATTGACTTAACGTATGATTTACAAATAGACAAGAATCATATACAATTTATAGATGTAGGGTCAGACAACATTCACCCAGGACCGCTACAGCATCAACAATACTCGGAAAAATTGTACAATTTTATAAAGGAAAACAATCATGGGCAAACCATTTGACGTAAGCAAATTCCGCAAGGAAATCACCAAGAGCATTGACGGACTGTCAATTGGCTTCAACGATCCTACAGATTGGATCTCCACAGGCAACTATGCCTTGAACTACCTAATCTCAGGTGACTTCAATCGTGGTATCCCGCTAGGCAAAGTCACTGTGTTTGCTGGCGACTCTGGCGCAGGCAAAAGTTATATCTGTTCAGGCAACATTGTGAAGAACGCACAAGAGCAAGGCATCTTTGTTGTGTTAATCGACAGTGAAAATGCTCTTGATGAAGACTGGCTCAAAGCACTAGGCGTTGACACTAGTGAAAGCAAACTGCTCAAG